CAAAAAAGTTGCGAAAGATAAGTTGATGGGTAGAAAGAAAAAACCCACTGCCAGTAAAAAGACTGCAGAGAATATGGTAACATCAACTGCAACTGAGAAAGGGAAACCATCAAAGAAAAGAAATTTATTTCCTAAAGCAAAACTACCCCCAAAAGATCCCCAGAAGTTGCAAGCAGTACAAGCAGAAATAGATGCGAAAGAAACTGATACAAGAATGGTGAAGATTAGTAAGGATGTAACTGCTATTGCAGAGGTTATGAAGAGTGGTCTTGTATTAAAAGATAAAGCAGCACAGAAAGAAAGAAAAGCAGCAGAGAAAGATAAACGTGCAGCACAAGAATCGAAAACAGAAAAACCAAAGAAACCAAAGAAAGAGAGTGGTGGATTTGCTGAAAAAATTCCTGGCGTTGGATTACTAGGTGGTATATTTGGTTTTATCACTAAGTTTCTTTATGGTGTGGTTATATTAAAATTAATAGAATTCCTTCCTAAACTTAAAGGATTACTTGGATTTCTTAAGGGTGCAGGAAAGGTATTTAATTTTCTCATAGATGGTGCTGGATTTATTCTTGATGCTCTAATAGGTTTTGTTGATTTTGGATACAAACTTGTTGATGGTGCAGAGAAAATAGTGGGTAAAATTTTTGGTGAGGAAGGTGCTGAAAAATTCAGAACTTTCATTAAAAACTTTACGACATTAATAAATTCATTTTTAATATTCAAGATACTCAAAGATAAAGTTCTTGGTGCAATTATAAGAAATATAAAAAATGCATTTAAATTTGCTAAGAATATTATTAAAACTGCTGGTAAAATTGCAGCTAAACTTTTTCCAAATTTAGCCAAAGGAGCAGGAAAGATATTTCAAGCAGGGAAGGGATTAGTAAGTAAAGGTATTGCAAAGGTTGGTGGATTTGCTGCGAAGATATTTGGTAAGGCTGCGGGAGTTATCTCACCTGCATTTAAAGGTGCTAAACCATTTCTTTCTAAGTTCTTTGGCAAGGTTCCAATTGTAGGCCCTCTTGTCATCACTATCGTATCTCTTTTATCTGGAGAACCAGCATCTCAAGCAATCTTTAAAGGATTAGGTGCAGCACTAGGTGGTGCACTTGGAACATTCATACCCATACCAATTCTTGGAACGTTGATTGGTGAAACCATTGGTGTGTTTGTTGGTGATTTGTTATACACATTATTGATGGGTGGTGGCATAAAAGAAGTAGGTCAGAAATTAAAAGATACCTTCATGACTATTTTCAAGGGAGGTAAAGCAGTAGCAGATTGGGTTGGTGGAGGAATCAAAGCCTTCGTAAATAATGTGCTCAAAACAGATGCTATCAATGTAAAAGAAGGTTTTGGTGTTAGGTCTACACTCACCAAAGGTATTAAACTTTTTGGATTATATAATTTCTTTGAGAGTCTTGGATTCACTGGAGGAAAAGATGGTCAGGTAGATAAGTTTCCTAATCTTCTTAACATACTTAATCCATTTAAGTTCTATCCTCTATTATTCAAATCATTCTTCGGTAAGAGAGATGAAAGTGAAGAGAGTGTTGGTAGTGGCACTGCGACTGTATCAGATGAGAATGATACTATAACAACGACAATTTCAGGTTCTATTGGTAGTCAGGAAACGTTTGGTGGTAAAGGTGGTAGCACATATAAATCTAAAGCAGGTAAAGATGCAGAGGCAGTGGCAGCAGAAACAACATATGAAAGTGGTGAAGGTAACGCTATGATTATCCCAGTTCCAATTCAACAAACTAAAACAGTTTCCACTGGAGGTGGAAGAGGAAGGGGTAGTGGCGTAAGAACAAAAACAGTTGTCATGGATGACTCTGAATTAGCCATGTATGCAGGTAAATAGTATCATGAGTAACGAAACAAAAAATTCATCACCAGCAAATATATCAAAAGCAAGTGTAATTTCTAATGCAGATTCAGGAAAGAATGCTAGTTTAGTTAACGGAATAATTCGTCTAACTTATCATGAAAGCATCTTACAAGACTCGATTAAAGCGTATATTGTTTTTAGTGACGTAGGTAATGCGATTGATGGTAAGTCTGTGGTAGAAGGCCTTCCTCTCATAGGAACAGAGGATTGTAAATTAGTTTTTGAAGATAATAATGATGAAAAAATTAAAGTGGATATGGTTGTCAATAAAGTAACACCACTTTATGAAGATGGATCTAAAAATGTTATTAATTTAGAATTAGTATCAGAGGAATTTATTCGTAATGAAATGGGAGAAACAAGATTGCGTTCTAGATTTGATGGAAATATATCTGATCATGTTGAAAAAATATTTAAAGATAGATTGAAATCTAAGAAACCATTAGATGTAGAAAGAACATCTAATGATTATAATTTTCTTGGTAACGGCCGCAAACCATACTATATGTTGAATCTTCTTTCCAAACAATCTATACCTGAAGGTGGTGAGGATGGTAGTGCTGGATTTCTCTTCTTTGAAACTGCAGATGGATATCAATTTAAATCAATTGATAAATTATTTGATCAACCACAAAAGAAATCATTTGTCTTTAACAACTCTACTGAGGCTAAAGATGGTATTCCAGCAGGATATGATGGAAAAATATTAGATCATCAATCAGATAGTTCTATTAATGTTCAATCTAAAATGAACATCGGTGCGTATAAAACTAAATTGGTTATGTTTGATCCTTACAATTGTAAGTATGTTGTTGATGAAAAAACTGCCGATGAAGCTGTGGAGAAAAAGAAAGTAAAACTTGCTGGTAAAAAACTTCCCAAGTTTAATGAAAAATTTAACACTCCAACTAAAGATTATACTAGAACTACATTCATGATGATTGATAGTGGAACTTTACCATCTGGTGCTACTGAAGAACAAATTAAAGAAAATCAGAAAGATAATTTTAAAGCAGCACAAACATTAAATCAAGCCATTCGTAGATACAATCAACTTTTTTCTGGTATGATGGAGATAACTATTGCTGGAGACTTTAGTTTACATGCAGGAGATGTAATATTTGTTGACATATTTTCCGTTCAGGCAGAGAAAGATGATACAGTGAATAGGGAAAGTGGTGGTCTATATATTATAGCTGACCTATGCCACTATCTTAGTTCTGAGGGAACCTATACTAAATTAAACTTAGCACGAGATTCTTTCGGTAGAAAAGGCAATCATAGCACAAAA